CAGAGATGGATTCAAAAAGATTAGAACTAGATGAAGTACTTGCTGTAGAAACTGGTACACAAAGTAAACCTATGGCAGGTTTCTTTAATGGAACATCTTTTTCAGAAAACTATAAACCACTTAGTGATATAGGTGGTGACCACAGAACAAGACGTATCTATGGAGTTATGGCAGGATTTGATGAGCCACAAAAAATTGTTACAGGTTTGCAATTAGTACAAGCAGGTATTATTGATACAGAAACTTTACAAGATAATATTGATGGTTTAGAAAATGTAGGCAAAGTACAAGAGCGTATACGTAAAAATAAAGCTGAAAATGTTTTGTTTGATAGTGTACTTGCTAGGTCAGCAGAGGGAGACCCACAAGCCACAATGGCAGTTATAGCTATATATGATAATCCAAATGCTATGACAGAAATATTAAAACAATTTTATACTCCAGAAGAACCACAAATGTCTCCAGAGCAAATGGCATTAATACAACAACAACAAATGATGCAAGCTCCACAAGGACCACCGCCAGATATGGCTGCTGCTTTTGGATTAGCATAATGAACGAAGAATTTATTGAAGCAGAGTTTTGGAGTATTGTTAATGAAGAATACGGAGATACACAAGTAGTATCTTTTGAACAAGCATACGAAATAATAAATCCTTATCCGGGTGTTTATGTTGTAATAATGGAGGAATATGGCGAAGAAAAGAACTAGAGGTGGATACAGACAACCTAATAAACCGGCTGCTGTAAGTGGTCCGGGTGCATTATCACAAAGAACTGATGGTGGAGCAGGTAACAGTAAACAACCTATTAGAAGAATACCGGGCGTAGCTTATGGTGAACAAAAAGGTTTATCAGAACAACAAGCTGCAGCACCATTACCTGTAGCACAACAAGGACAAATACCTGTAGGTAATACAACAGGTGCAACTCCAAATGTTTTTGGAGCAACAGAGTTTCCTAATCAACCAATTACAGAAGGCGCAATGTTAGGTGCAGGTTCACCTCCAATGCAAGCAATAGATGAAGACGCTAATATGTTACTTGCCGCAATGTATCAAGTAATGCCTAATTCAATTATATCGGAGTTGATTAATCAAGGTAGCGAATAGTGTTCTTTCCTGACCCAATATTTGAACAATCACAAGTAGCTAGTAACGTAGCTAGAAATAAAAAGTTTAAAAACTTAAAAGAAAATCTTAATGACGTTGACCCACAAAAGTTAATTGCATTTACACAAAAGTATCCTAACGCACCACAAAGTTTGCTTATTGGTTTTACACAAGTAGGTGCAGACCCTAATTCAGCTGCAGTAGAAGAAGTAGTAGATAGATATTCTATATCACAATCTGAACAAGCAGCTAAACAATGGGAGTTAGCTTCAACAGATGGTGAGGGTAATCCATTAATGCCTGAACACCAAGACATGACATTAAACCTTGCAAGTGTGTTTAAAGGTGATGCACAGTTAGGTGTATGGGCGTTACTTGGTTTTGAAAGCATGGGTGAAAAAGTAATTAAAATAAATCGTCAACTTAAATATGTTGCAGACTTACACGCATATGACAGCATGATAGAAAGCGGTATGTTACCAACTGAAGCACAAGAAAATTTAGCTATGTATGTAAGTAATACACAAATACCTGATATTGGTAAAGATAAAGGTACATGGGGTGAGCTTAAAGAGTATGCAGAAATGTGGAAAGAAAGTTCTAAACTTGCAGGAGAAACTGCATTTAGTGCTGCATTTAGAGAAGCATGGAATGGTAACCCAGTTAACTTTGACAGAAATAGAAAATTTATATTTGAAAGTTTATTACCAGAAGAAGATATACGTTATCAACGATTACTTGATATGGGCATAGGAGAAACAGAAGCAAGAAAAATATATTACGACAATGTAGGTACACCTATAAAAGCAAATGAAGCATTAGGTATGCAAGAGTATACAAGTTTATCTAGTCCTAATAGAATACAATTTTACGAAGGAAGAAAATCTAACTATGCACCGGGTAACAACATTAACGATATGTTTAGTATTTCTAATTGGTGGAGACAAAAACAAGGATTAGATACTGGTGTATTACAACCGTATTCACCGGGTAGACAAGTTGCATATAATGTAACTCCTAGTGGCACAACTGCAGCAAATACTTTGTCTGGATTTATTGACGGAGGAGTTAGATTACTTGCAGACATACCTTTGTCTAAAGGAATATCTACTATTAATAAATTAAAAAATGCTCCTATTACTGTAGATAAATTACTTGATACACAAAAAGCTGCAAAAGTAGATAACTACTTAAATACTTTTAATAAAAGAGTTAATGAGTTAGAAGATTATGTAGACCCATTCTCTGATAAAAAACCTTTAATAAGTGGTAAGAATGGTCAATTAATAAGAAAATTTAAAGGTGCTGAAGGCAGAGAATACGCAGCAGGTAGAAAACTTTATAAACAAGCAGGTGTTATAAGTGGTACTAGAACATCTTTATTTAGAAATACAACACAAGATTTAATGAACTCTCCGTTCGGTAGAAAAATTACTAGAGCTTTAACAGAAGAAGATAACGTAGCAAAACTTATGACTACACCGGGTTTAGATAATTTAGATTACTCAGTAGTTAAACAAATAGCTGACACAACAGACTATTTAGAAGTAAGACAAATACTAGACAATTTATTTGACACAGGTGTAATAAATCAATTACCGGGTAAACAATCAGGATTAACTAATGCTGTATTAAGAACATCAGCATTAAAAGGTAAAGAATTATTAGATAGTACAAGTGCTATAAAACAAACAGTTGGCAAAGGTTTAAGTTCTATAGGTAAAGAAGACGCTGCATTTAGAAGTGTTGGTTCTTATTTAGGTGGCGGAATTAAACAGGGTATTAATGTATTAAAAGGTAAACCTGTACAAGGAGATGCTTATGCACAACTAATGGGCTTTAGTGCTAATATGCGTTCCGGTTACAAACCTTATATGAACAAAATACTTAGTGTAACTCCAGAAGAAGGATTGTCTTTTACTAATAGAGATAGTGCTGTAAGAAATCTTGTATCTCATATGCAAGTAACTGGATATAGTTTTGATGCTATGAAACCTATAGTTGATGAGTTAATAGCTATACCTGAAGGTAACTTTGAAGCTATACAAAATTTTGCATATCAACAAATACTTAGAGATGAATTTATTATGCAAAAAACAGGTAAAACTATTGCTACACAAAGAATTGCCAAGAAAATATTTGAAAGTAATGCAGACATTAGAAAATATTTTGTTGACAGTTTAACTGGTGAAAATATGCCTTTTGTTGGTGACGTTATGGAAACTATTGTACAACGTGGTCCAAACGGTGAAGAAATAAATATGGTTGTACCATCGTTACATTTGTTATCTGAATCATCAGAATTAATGGCACCATTAGTAGATTACAGATTGATTAACAGAGCATTAGGTAAAGTATTTACAACTTATGGTGATGAATTTGAAAGTGGTTTACGAGCTAACCTTAAACATACAGGAAAAAATATGATTAAAGCTTTTAAAAGAGCTGACGATTTTCAAGGTATTATTCCTAGTAAAAATTTAACAGACGATGCTTATACTTTGACATTAGATTACATGACAAGAAATGTATTTAAGCCATTAGTACTTCTTAGAGGTGCATGGTTTATACGTGTATTTATGGAAGAAAGCATGAGAATGGCTGCAGCAGGATTAGACAATATGTTTATACATCCTGCTAGTCATATGGTATGGGCTAGGTCACATGGTCAAGCAGGTAAATTATCAAAGAAATTTTTAGGAGAAAGTGCCGGTGGTATTGACAGCGCAAAGATTAGAGAAACTCTTGAATACAAAGAAGTTACTAACAGCGTTTGGTCAGCAGGTGCATTAAAAGGTAGACCTACTAGAGGTTCTAGTATGGGTAGAGATTTTATTGAAATTAGACCGGGAGAAGAAGGATATGTAAAAGGTATTGGTACAGAGTTAATACAATTACGTAATGACCCTATAGCTAGATATTTAGCTGCTAATGGATTTAATGACGCATCTAAAGCTTGGTTTAGAAGTGCTGAAGCATTACCACTTAGAAAAGAATTAGCAAGATTAGGTGGTAGTAAAATGGAAGGCATAGTTTCTAATGCACGTGATGCAGATGCCTACCTAGCTTCTGTAGAAGCAAGAATAAGAATTAAAACAGGTGAACAATTAATTGAAGGTAAAAATTATATTGCTGGTGATAAATACAGTTATAAATTTGGAACATTCGGTGGCAATCAAAGTTTGAGAAATGCTATAGCTACAGGTAAATTAGAACTACCTAGAGGTGCAAAAGTAGATAAAGCTAACGTTGTTGATTTTATACCTGATGTTACAAAAGAATATAATAAATCACATTTAGAAAATATTTACAAAAGTTTATCTTATTTTGTAGATGAAGGTATTGATTTTGGATTAGTTAAAGGTGCAAGACCACAAAGAGATGTTACAGGATTTTTAGGTAAAATAGAAAACAAACTAGATACATATACTGATATAGCTTTTAAACATCTTATGACAAAACCTAATGCTTATCTTTCTAGGTCTGTTGTTTGGAAACAATATAGATGGCAATGGATTAACGATAACTTTATGGATATGTCTCCAAAATTACAACAAAAATTTATTAAAGAAGCTAAAGAAGCAAAAATACCTAAAAAAGTTATTGATGAAATGCGTGGACAAAAAGGTGTTGCTACTAGCAAAATTGATGATTATGACTTAGCTAACACACAAAGTAGAGCGTATGGTTTATCTGCAACAAAACAATTATTATACGATGCTTCTAAAAAACATTTGATATCAGACATAACTAGAAACATATTTCCATTCCCTGAAGTATGGTTTGAGTTAGCACAAACTTGGAGCAAAATACTTATAGCTAATCCTTATAGAGCTAGACAAGCACAGTTGTTTACAACAGGAGCTAAAGGTTCAAACACTAACGAATATACTGGAGAAGGATTTTTTGCACCAGACCCTAATGGTTCAGGTTCAGAAATGTTTGTATATCCGGGTATGGACTTTTTAAGCAATGCAATTTTTGGTAAAGATAGTGGTGTTAAAGTAGCTCCACAAGGTTTTGTTCAAGGTATAAACTTATTAGGTCAAGGTTTTGTTCCGGGACCATTGCCATATGTTGGTGTACTTGCAGATAAAGTACTACCTAGACATGGCTTAGGTAAAGAAATAAGAGGATTGCTTTATGGAGAATTTGGACCACCAAAACTAGGAGATGTTGTACCGGCACCTGCATGGTTAGACAAAATGTTAAGTGCAGTTGGTGTAGGAGATGACAGACAACAATTACGTGCATCTACAACTATTGATATTTATAGATACGGTAAAGCAGTTGGTAGAGATAAATCACTTGCAGAACAGGGTAAATTAGATAAATACATAAATGCAGGAATGAGTTTAGATGAAGCGTATTTAGAATATTCAAAAAGACAAGCATCACAACTTTATTTATTTAGAGGATTATCACAATTCTTTTTGCCGACAGGTTGGACACCTAGATATTATATTGAAGATAAAAATGGTAAATATTGGGGTGCGCAAATACTAGCTAATGAATACAGAGAGTTAGTTGACAAAAACGATAGTGACCAAGTACTTGCAGCTAATGAGTTTTTACGCATGTACGGTATGGAACATGGATGGTTAACAGCACCTAAAACACAATCTAAAGTAGGTAAACAATCTTTTACTGATAGAGTATTAGAATTTCAATCTGAAAACAAAGAGTTACTTAAAACTTTAGAATTATCTAAATGGTATGCGTTGCCAGATAGTCCTTATGATGAACGTAATTATGCAAATATGTATGAAGCATTTAATACAGGAGATAGAGTTACATTGTCACCTGAAGAATATCAAAGACAAGTTAACGATACACGTGGATATTTTAGATATTCTGCATTC